CATACCCCAACTGTGTTATAGAGTTAATAACGCGTTGCATGTATATCCAAGACCAGGCAGCTCAGAACAAGATAATAAAATTAGACTTATGCTTGGATTATTTCCAGCAGATTTACAATCAGACAGTGATAAAAACAGTATCACAAAAAGTTTCCCACAAGCGCTGATTACATATACATCAGCTTTATTTTGGGGATTACATATGAATGATGCACAACGAGCAGCACAATATGTGCAAACAGCCCAAGTGCTATTACAAAGTTTTGCAAGGCAAGACGAAATAAATAAATTAGTAAATGTAACGTTAAAGTTACCAAGTTAGGAGGACACATGGCAAACGCAATATATCCAAAAGCTAAAGAAGCATTTTTATCTGGTGCTATCAATATGACATCAGATACAATTAAGATTGCTTTAGTAGATACAGGGACATATACATATAATGCATCTCATGAACATTATGATGATTTATCAGGAGTGCTGGGTACACCAGTAGCACTAGGAAGTAAAACTGTAACATCAGGTGTGTTTGATGCAGCAGATGCTACATTCACTACACCAACAGCAGGCACAAGTATTGAAGCATTAGTTATCTACAAAGACACGGGTACAGCATCTACAAGTGATTTGATTGCATACATTGATACGGGTACAGGATTACCTTTTACATCAAACGGAGCAGACGTAGATATAGTCTTTGATTCAGGCAGTAACAAAATTTTCGCATTATAAGGTACAGTACCTTAAAGGAGTTAACATGGCAAAACCAGGTTTATACGCAAATATAAATAAAAGAAAGAAAGCAGGAACAAGTAGAAGTAAAAAAAATTCTACAATATCTGCAAAAGCATATGCAAATATGAAAGCAGGATTTCCCAACAGTAAAAAGAATAAAAGAAAACGTAAAAAAGCATGAAGAAAAAATTAACACAAAGACAAGAAGCAGCATTGAAACGTCACAGTGTACATCACACAAAATCAGTGTTAGCAAAAATGAGGAGACAAATGGAGCACGGCATGAGTTTTACAAAGGCACATAAAAATGCTCCTAAGAAAAAAACATGAGTATAGCAGGAAGTTTAACAGACGCTATAAATTTCAGATATGTGTTTACTATTAGTGGCACTCCTACAACTGTGAGTGGTGCAGATGATAATAGTAAAACTTTAGCTTATAATGTAGGTTTTGTAGACGTATATCTTAATGGTGTAAAGCAA